CTGGCGGCCCTAGCCGCTTATGCGTTCCTCCGCGAACGCAGCGCTGTCCTTGTTTCTGCTTTGCGCCTTCGGGCGTTGGAGTGGTGCAGGGCTCGGGGACTCTCGAAGTCCTCAACTTGGCTCGCAATCCCCTCTGCGGTCAAGTTGGCGTGGCAAGTCTCTCCTCGCGAGGCTTCGGTCCGGGAGAGTCTGGCCGGCGGGCCAAGTCCACCTCTCTGGTGGTCCTCGTCTTAGGACAGGCCGGTCGCGACCTACGGCCGTTGTGTTGGGTGCGTGCCTACGCCCCTACATGACGGCGCTTCCTTGGAGGCTGTAGGCGTTGATCTGGCCTGTGGGGACACCCAGAGGCGACAGATGTGGGTTGCGTGGAGGACCGGACTGCCAGGGACTTGGGTGCCCGGGGTCCACGCAAACTGCGCACACAACGAGATCGCTGCTTTGGCCTGGCGATCTCTAGCTCCTCTACCCATGCCGGCCGATGCGGACTTGGGACCAGGCCCTCTTCTTGTTGTGAACAAGGTGAGGAGGTTGGTGTCCGCCTGGGGCGGTGTACGATGGAGCTACCTGGAAACGGCGCAATCGTATAGTGGGGCTTTGCGTCGTAGATACCTTGAGGCAGAACGTTCGTTGAGGGAGGATGGTCCTGTGCGTTCCGGGGACTGTCTCTTGAGGGCGTTTCTGAAGGCTGAGAAGTTGTCGAGTGCTAAGGATCCCAAGCCTAGGATGATCTTTCCGAGGAGTCCTAGGTATAACCTTGCACTTGCTTCTTGGCTGAAGCCGTTGGAACACTGGCTGTGGGGTAGACTCACGGCCAGGCGGCTCTTCGGGGGTTCGAATACCAGGGTTGTGGGTAAGGGTCTTTCTCCACGCCGGCGGGCTAATCTCATTGTTCGAAAGTTCAATGGCTTCCGCGACGGCGTTTGCTTTGAGGTTGATGGCAAGGCTTTCGAAGCCCATGTCACCTCAGGCCAGATCAAGGCGGAACACTCTATCTACTTGGCTGCCTATGATGATGCCAAGGAGCTTAGGGGTTTGCTTGGGCGCCAGCGTTTCAAGGGCGTCACGCCTTCGGGGGTTAAGTTTGGTCGGGTTGGTGGTAGGGCAAGCGGGGATTTCAACACGGGCATGGGCAACACCCTGATCATGCTGTGCGTTCTGACGCACGTGTTGTGTTCCTACCATGTCAAGTTTGACTTACTTGTCGATGGTGACAATGCGCTTGTCTTTTTAGAGAAGGGTGACCACCTACCGATCTGCGACAGCTTTGCCTCTGATGTGCTTTCTTGTTCTGGCCATGAGATGACACTAGAAAAGCCGGTGTCATACGTGGAGGGTATACGGTTTGGCCGTTCGGCCCCAGTGTTTCTGGGCCATGGTTTGGGTTGGACCATGGTTAGGGAGCCTGAGGCGGTTCTCTCGGGTGCCTATGCTAGCCATAGGTGGCTGCGGGAGCCGGTGTTCGGCCGCCGGTGGCTCAATGGGGTGGCTCGGTGCGAGCTTTCGTTGGCTCGCGGTGTGCCTGTTCTCCAGGGGGCTGCTCTCTCCGTCCTCAGGCAGACGGTGTCAAGGAAGGAGGTGCCTGTCGATGCACTGACCGACTACTTTGCGGTCGGGGCCTGGCTGGCTGGTGAGAAAGATGTCATCCCTATCGGGTGGGAAACCCGAATCAGTTTCTGGCGCGCCTTCGGTTGGTCACCGGAGGAACAGTTGGCAGCGGAGAGGGTCGTGTGTGAGGTGCCTGTGGGTTTTCCCGCCACCGTTTCGACCTTGCCACCTGTTAGCAAATGGACCGAAGCTGATCCCGGCCTCTATGAGGCTTGGTGGGATGCCCGCATCTAGGGCGGAGGGACGGAGGAAGGCTGGTATAGGTAGGGTTCCTGGTGTGAGCGCATCGGATGACTCACGCCGCGATGCTATGCGT